TAACCGTCCCCGAGAACTCGGACTTCGACCTCTACCATGTCGTCGGCCGTCTTCCGAATGGCGACATCGTTCCGGCCGTCTACGGCACGGCTGGCGGCGTTGCCTCCGGCGCGTTGACCTTCTCCGGCGTCGGCACGGCTGACGACACCATCACCATTGGCGGCCGCGTCTACACCCTGAAGGCCGCCGCTGCTGCTGCCAATCAGGTCAAGATCGGCGCTTCGGCTGCTGCCACTGCCGCCAATCTGGCCGCTGCGGTCAACGGCGATGCTGCGGCCATCACGGCAGGCAATGTCGGCCCGGCTACGGTTGCACATGCCGACGTTACTGCCGCTGTTGCCGGTGCTGTCGTCACCGTCACGGCCAAGGCCGCTGGCGACGAAGCCAACACCATCGCCACCACGGAATCGGGCACCAATACTTCGTGGGGCGCGGCCACCCTGACTGGCGGCGATGACGATGCTGCCGTTAAGCCGTTCGGCATCACCACGGCCCCGGTCGTGACGCTGGCGGGCGAGCGGACCACCATCGACGTGTACCGCGAAGGCCATTGGGACATGGACGCTCTTGTCTGGCCCGCATCGTTTGACACCGATGCCAAGAAGAAGGCGGCCTTCGAGGGCTCCCTGTCGCCGAACATCTTCGTGTCCAAGAAGAAGTACGCTTCGGACGCGATCACCATCTAAGGGCTGGTGGCTTCGGCCACCAACTCTTCCCGTTCTCGGAACGCACTGAACAGAGGCAACCGCCATGATCGAAAACACCATCTACGACTCCCGCACTCTGCTTGGCGTGTTCCAAGACGACGTGCATATGCAGCCCCCGCTGAACTACTGGCTTGACCTGTGCTTCCCCAGCCAGATCGAGTTCACGACCGAAGAGATCGACTTCTCCAAGGTCAGCGACATCCGCAAGCTGGCTCCGCTGGTCGTCCCGACCGCGCAGGGCAAGCCGATCTATTCGGCTGCGGAACGCCGCACGGTGGTTCGTCCGGCCTATGTCAAGCCAAAGGACCCGGTGACTGCTTCGCGCATGATCCGTCGCGCCCCCGGCATCGGTGACCTCGGTCGTCAGCAGCCGTTGACCCCGCAGCAGCGCTACATGGCGATCATCGCCGACATCCAGCGCCAGCACCGGGCCGCCATCGAACGCCGCTGGGAATGGCTGGCAGCGCAGGCGATCATCGAAGGCAAGGTCGTCCTCGAAGACGAGGCTTACCCGCGCACTGTCGTTGATTTCGAGCGCGATCCCGACCACACCATCGTTCTGACCGGTGGCAACCGCTGGGGTGACGCAGGCGTCTCGATCCTGCGCAGCATCCAGTCGATGACCATGATGGCCCGTAACGCCCGCTTCGGCGGCGTGATCAACCGCATGACCATCGGCGCGGACGTGTGGAATGTGATCTGGGAAGACGCGGAAATCCGCGAGTTCCTGAACACGCAGTTCAAGTCCAATGCGGGCATCGACCTCAACCTCGGCATCCGCGCTGGCCTCGAAGTCGAGTTCGTCGGCAAGCTGTCGAACAACCTCGAAGTCTACGTGTACTCGGACTACTATCAGGAGCCGAACGGCGATGTCGTTCCCTTCATGAGCCCGAAGGACGTGGTGTTCACCAGCCCGAGCGTCCGTGGCGTTCGTTGCTTCGGCGCTATCGCCGATGTCGGCGCGCAGTTGCAGGCCATGCCGGTGTTCTCCAAGATGTGGAATGAGCAGGACCCGTCGGCGACGTTCGTAATGAACCAGTCGGCCCCCCTGATGGTTCCTGTGAACCCGAATGCGACGGTCAAGGCTACGGTCGTCGCGTAAGCTACCACCCCGTTCATCCTCCCGATGACGGCTTGCGGGAGGCTTCGGCCTCCCGTATTCGTATCTGACACAAGGAACCCGGACATGAAGTACATCACGACTGCCACTGTTCACCGCACCGTCGCGCCCGGCACTGCCCGTACCAAGGACAGCCCCGGATCGGCCCCCGTGGTCAAGATCATCAAGGCCGGTACGGTCGTTGAGATCACCGACCGCGATGTGATCAAGGAACTGACGGACGCCAAGGCGATCCGCCCGTACACCGAGAAGGACGAAGGCCGCCGCCAGCAGGCCGCCGCCGACTCCACCAAGATCGACCAACTGACTGAAGAAGAGCAGGCCGCCGCCAACGGCTATCAGGCTCGCCGCGATCAGCAGCAGGACGAAGAAGACGCTCGCCGGGCCAAGACCGACGAACTGAACCTTGCCCTACGTGACAGCGGCTTTGACGAGCCCGCCGAGTGGGGTCGCATGTCGAACGACGACCGTGCTTCGTGGCTCCAGAGCCAGAAGGCCCTCGCTGACGCCGACAGCGCCCGCACGGCCGAACTCGACAAGCTGCTCAAGGACTCCGGCCTCGACACCCCCGAAGGCTGGGCTGACAAGTCCCACGCCGAGAAGGCCGCTTGGCTGGAAGAAAACCGCGACAAGGCCGATCCGCTCGACAAGCTCAGCACCCACGCCGACCTTGACGGCCATCTCGGCACGATCAAGCTGGCTGCGCCGGAAGGCTGGGGCGAAGGCGAACTGAAGACCGTTGCCCAGAAGAAGGCATGGATCAAAGCCCAGACCTCGACGACCGACGATCTGGTCTAATCCATGAGCCTGCGAGCCATCAAAGCTCAAGCGCGTGCGGACCTGCATCAGCAGATGCGGGTCCGTGCCCTATACATCCCCCCCAATGCGGGGGCTCCGATCCCGTGCTATGTACGGGTGCATACCAAGTTCGGCCAGCTTGGCGACCAGAAGGGCACCAGCCTTTCCTCGGCCGAAAGCGAAGAGACCATTCCGCGACTCGTTTTCTATGTCCCCGAGGTCGAGCCCATCCGTGGCGCGCGGGTCACCATAAACGCCCGAGAAGGGTACATCATCGGGGCCACGTTGCCCGCTGATGATATGAATTTCATGCACGCGCGCGTGGCTGCTCTGACCCCTGCGCAATTGGTCGGCCTCCCCCTCCCTGAAGGGGAATAGACCATGGCCGGTAAGAATTATGCGGTCGTCGTTGAAGGTCTCGAAAATCTGGCTGATTTCGAGAATATGCGCGACGAGATTCGGTTCAACGCGATACGCGCGATCAACCGGGTCGCCGATCTGTCCCGCACCAAGGCGCAGGGGCAGATCATGGAGCAGGTCAATTTCCCTGCGTCCTATTTGAACCCAGCGGGGAAGCGCCTCTTTGTCAGTCGCCGGGCTTCCGGGCAGAAACTCGAAGCCGCTGTCACGGCGCGCAGCCGGGCAACATCGCTCGCGCGGTTCGTCGTCGGTTCGCCGCCTGTCAACAAGCCCGGTGTCAGCGTAGAGGTCGCGCCGGGCAAGGTGCGCTTCATGAAAGCCGCTTTTCTGATCAAGCTGCCCGCCGGTTCGGCTGGGATCGAGACCAAGGCTAATTTCGGCCTCGCGGTACGTTTGCGAGCGGGCGACAGCCTGCGCAAGAAGCGGTCGGTGGTAAAGATGGCAAACGGCCTTTATCTGCTGTATGGTCCTTCTGTGCAGCAGGTCTTCCTTGACAACAATGGAGACGGCGTGGCCGAGGACCTGAAGCCTTTCGTCCTCGATAAGATGGCAGACGAGTTTTTGAGATTGATGGACCTCTGATGGCGCTGCATGTTCCTCCCCTGCGACTGGTGATCCTGCGAGCGCTGACAGCCGCCCTCGAACGCGCGGTCTATCAGTACGACGACGGGGTGGCCCCGCAGCCCATGACCGGGAAGGTTTTCCGGGGCCGTGTGATCTTCGGCGAGTCTGACCCCCTGCCGATGCTTTCGATCCTTGAAGCACCCATTCCCCCAGAGCAAACGCCATCGCCGCGCCCAAGCGGCTCCAGCACTGGCGCATGGGACCTTCTGCTCCAAGGCTTTGTGGACGACGACTTCAACAATCCGACCGACCCCGCGCACTACCTGATGGCCGTCGCCAAGGGCGAGCTTGCGGCCGAGCGCGTGAAGAACGAAGATTTCAACATTCTGGGTCTGGGGCAGCATGTCACGGACATCAGTTGGGGGGCCGGAACGGTTCGGCCACCAGACGAGATTTCGGCTAAGGCATATTTCTGGTTGCCGATGTCTCTGACTGTAGTAGAAGATTTGACCAAGCCGTTCGAGGTCAACACCGACTAATCCGTTAACACCCGCCAGCGAGGATACCATGGCTGAAACTCAGAACTACACGCTCGGTCGTGGGAAGGTCTACTTCTCGCGTTTCAAGACCGGCACCCGCATCCCGGCAGGCTTCAAGTACATCGGCAATACGCCGGAGTTCTCGCTGACCATCGAAGCCGAAAATCTTGACCACTTTTCCTCGGATGAAGGCATCCGCGAAAAGGACGACAGCGTTCCGCTCGAAGTGACGCGTACCGGCTCGCTGACCACGGACTCGATCCGCCGCGAGAACATCGCTTATTTCTTCTTCGGCACCAGCGAGACCGTCGCTCAGTCCGCCGTCGCTTCGGCCCCGGAAACCTTCACCGATGTCACGCCCGGCAGCAGCCTCAAGGTCGGCATCACCAACAACAACCCGACCGGCTATTTCGGCATCACCGTCACCACGGTAACGTCGAGCCCGACTGGTACGACCTACGTCCTCGGCACGGATTACACGGTCACGGGCGATCTCGGGCTGATCAACATCCTCGAAGACGCGGCCATCGAGCAGGGCGATGACATCATCGTCAACTACGCCGTCGAGGCCAAGAGCCGCGACCGCATCGTGTCTGGCTCCGAGCCGGTCGAAGGCGCAATGATGTACGAGGCGAAGAACCCCAAGGGTCGCCAGTACAACTACTTCCTGCCCTATGTGAAGGTCACCCCGAACGGTGACTACAACCTCAAGGGCGACGAATGGCAGACCCTCCCGCTCAGCATCGAAGTGCTGAAGCCGGAGAACGGCGAAGCCATCTACGTGGACGGGACCCCGTTCACGCCGTAGTGCCTGCAACCTGACAGAAGGATACCACTCGCATGGGACTTAAAGGCTATGTGGTTCCCCAGACATCCATCCCCCTCGCACCAGATAATAATCTGACGGTGCGAGGGTTGGCGTTTGCGGACCTCTCAAAACTGCTGATCAGCCACGGCCCTCAGATGATCCTGCTTTACGGCACGGTCTGGAATGAAGCCACTACCGGGACGCTCAACGCGGAACGGGTGAGCACGCTGATCCAAGAAACTTTGACCGAATTTCCTCAACTCACGGCCGAGATCATCGCTCTCGCGGCAGACGAACCCGACCAGATCGAGATGGCGGCCAAGCTGCCGCCTGTGCGCCAGATGGAGGCCATCATGGCTATCATCGGGCACACGCTGATCAGTGAGGCCGAGATAAAAAAACTGGTCGAGATCGTCACAAACGCGATGGAGCGGGCGGGCGATCTGGCGAACAACCTGACGAGCGGTCTGACTTCGACCACTGGTTCTGGGGAATCCGCCGCCGCGTAAGCCTGCTCCTAGATCACGGCCACCCGGAGGCTAGGTTCTATCCGCTCGGGATGCTGGAAGATGAATCGCTTCTCGTCATAGAACGCCTTAACGGCATGGAAGTGACGAGGGGCAACATCCTTCAAACGGCCATCGGTTCGATACTGTCTGCAAAATCTCGTGCTTCTTTCAAGAAAATAATCGAGAGCATCAATGTGAGGGCAGGCCCTCGCGCCGCGCACGGGAAACCGCTAGTATCGGAAGACGAAGAAGACGAGGACTACTAAATGGCAACGGCGCGCAAGGATGTTGAACTCGTAATCCGCGCGCGCGATCAAGCTGGTCGTGCGGTTGACACGATCACTGACGCCATCAAAGCCCTCGTCGGCCAGCAAGACGAACTCGGAGAGAGCGGGGCCAAAGCGGACTCCGCTCTCTCTCGTCTCGGAGCGGCCGTCAGCAAGCTCGACAAAGCCTTCCGGGGCATGTCCGGCAGTCAGGCCCTCGCCAAGCAGTTTGAAGACGCCAGCGCGGCTTCCGGCCGCCTCGAAAAATCCATGGGTGAAACGGCAGACGAGAGCCGCCGTCTTGCCGGGGAACTGGAGAAGGTAAGCGCTTCGGCTTCCGAACTGGCCGCCAAGCAGACCGAGGCGGCAGTGGCCGTTCGGCGGCAGGCTGAAGCAGCCAAGCAGGCCAAGACCGCCCAGCGCGATCTCAACACGACCCTCCGCGAATCGACGGAGGCCCGCGACAAGCTCGTGCGCGCCGAAGAACGCCTCGGCACGTCGATCCAGAAGCAGGAAGCTCGGGTCGAAGCTGCCCGTGGGAAATTTGAGGCTCTGAGTCGCGAACTCGCGGCCACTGCTGAGCCTACCAAGACATTCCAGACGCGCGTTGAAGCTGCGTTCCAGTCCCTCGGGAAAGCCGAAGGCAAGCTGACGGGCTTGCGAACTGAACTGGAGGGCACGCGCGGCTCTATCGCGACGGCCAATACCAGCCTCGAAACCCTCGGTCAGCAACTCTCGGAAGCCGCCGCCAAGGTCGATCTGACCAAGCAGGCCGTCGCCGAGGCGAAGAACGAATATGCCAGCCTGTCTCTAGCGGCTAAGTCGGCCGCACAGCAGCAGAAGGCGCTCGCCCAGACGCAGGAAAATCTCGCGGATACGCTCGGCCGCCAGCAGGGCGAGTACGACCAGACCAAACAGTCTTTGAGTGAACTGGCCCAGCGGCAGGAGCAGGCTCGCACGGCCATGGCCGAACTGGCGGCCGAGGCTCGTGGCCCGTTGCTCGCGGCATTCAGCCAACAGCAGCGGTCGATCTCGCAGGTCAACAACGCCTTCCAAGGCAACCGGGATCAGTTGCGCCAGTTGTCCGCAGAGATGGGCCGCGTGGGCGTCCCTACCCGCGAGATGGTGGAAGCCTACGCCCAACTCAATTCGGCCGGGCAGCAGATCGCCGAGGAATACCGTCGGCAGTCCACGGCGTTGGCGCAGATGCGGGCGACCCTCCGGGGCGGCGTCACTGACACCGATCAGCTTGCGGCCGCCCAGCGGAACTTTGCCGCGATCTTGACCAGCAGTTCGGCCGGGTTGAACCGCCTTCAGGCAGTGGCGGCGTCGGCCGCGCAGTCCAATAGCCGGATCGCTGAAGGATCGGCCCGCGCGGCGCAGCAGGCGGCCCGTCAGGCGCAGGAGCAGACCAAGCTGGGCTCGACTGCCCGCTCGGCCGCCACGGACACCAGCAAGCTCGCTATGGCTGTTCGGGCATTCTACGGTGAGAGCCGGACGGCGATGTCTTTCACCCAGCGGCTTCGCGGGGAAGTGCTGTCGTTGGTCTCGGCGTATGTCGGGTTCTACGGCGTCATCAATGTGCTGGATAAGACCATCGCGGCCTATCAGGGCCTCGAAGCGGCGCAGTCCCGCCTCAACGTCGTCATGGGCGGCGATCAGGAGCGCACGGCTCAGGAACTAGACTTCCTTCGGCGCACGGCCGAACGTCTCGGCATCGAGTTCGGCACGCTGGCGCAGGAATACTCGAAGTTCGCGGTCTCGACCAAGGGCACCAATCTGGAGGGGCAGGCCACCCGCGACATCTTCGTCTCGGTGGCTGAAGCTGCTCGCGTCAACAAGACCTCCATGGAGGATATGGCCGGGACGTTCGTCGCCCTGACCCAGATCGTGTCCAAGGGCTCGGTCCAGATGGAAGAGCTTCGGCAGCAGTTGGGCGACCGACTGCCGGGTGCGATCCAGATCATGGCCGACTCGCTCGGCATCTCGACAGCCGAGTTGATCAAGCTCACGGCCGAGGGAAAGGTCTCCAGTGACGCGCTGGTGGGCTTCGCTCAGGAGCTTACCAAGCGGTTCGGCCCGCAGCTTGCAGCTTCTCTGGAATCTGTCACAACGCAGATGGGCCGGTTCGATAACGCGGTCACCCAGACGCTTTTGGCTTTCGGTAAAGCCGGGTTCATGGACGCCTTCTCGCGGCTCTTGAAAGAGATCGTCGAGACGATGCAGTCTGCGGATTTCCAAGCCTTTATCACGCGCCTGTCCGGTGCGATGGCCGGGCTATTGGATGTCATTGGCGCTCTGATCGACAACTGGCGGCTGTTGGCTACGGCCATGGTCGCCGTCGTGGGCATTCGCCTGCTGCCAGTTTTCGTGAATCTCGTCGGCGCTATGCGCGACATGATCTACACCGCTCGCGGCGCGGCGCAGGCACAGGCCATTGTCGCTGCGCAGTCGGCCGCTACTGGAGCCGCCACCACGGTCGCTGCGGCGGGGGTAGGTCGGCTGGCGGTAGCTTTCCGGGCACTCCTGTCCAGCACGGGCGTTGGGCTGCTGTTGACGGCCGCCGCGACGGCTTTCACGCTCTGGGGCACCGGAGCGACTGACGCCAGTGTCGCTATGGAAAAACACAAGGCGATTGTGGACAAGGTTCGCAACGCCTACGACGAGGCCGACAAGAGCAATCAGGAGTGGGCAAAGCGGATCGAGGGGGTCACCACCACCGAAGTCCGTGTGGCGCTGGAAGCAGCTAATGCTGCCCGCGATAGCGCGTTAACCGTCCCCGAGAACTCGGACTTCGACCTCTACCATGTCGTCGGCCGTCTTCCGAATGGCGACATCGTTCCGGCCGTCTACGGCACGGCTGGCGGCGTTGCCTCCGGCGCGTTGACCTT